TCGAAGCTGGGGCGAGCGCGCCCTTGATGAAGCCGTTGCCTTGCACCGCGCCGGCCACCGCGCTTCCGCGTCGCATCACTACCTGCTCGCCCGTCTTGCGCTTGCCGACGAGGACGACGTTGTCGAGGTCCCCGACATGCAAGTCCACGAACTGAAGATCGCCCCCGTCTACTTCGACGCTGTCGCCGAAGGCGGGAAGACGTTCGAGATTCGCCGCAACGACCGCGGCTTTCGCGTCGGCGACGAGCTCCACCTTCGCGAATGGAATCCCGTGGCTGAGCTCTACACCGGCCAGGAAGTTCGAGTCTGGGTGACCTACATCACCGTCCTCGACGACTGGTGTCCGGACGGCGGCGACTACGTGGCTCTGGGAATCGCTCGGCCGGGTGATCTCGACGGCGCAGCGCACGCACTCCAAGAAGCGCACGCGACGACGACGAAGGTGATGCGGCGAGCACTCGCCGAGCTTCAAGGTGGGCATGTCGGCTTTGCGATGATCACGCTGCGGGGCCGGCTCGCCACTCAGCACACAATGAACCAGCCCGAGGATGCGCAATGACGACGAAGGCCAAGCCGAAGATTCCGACGACCGCCGACCTCGACCACATCGCTCCGGACCTCCGCGACAAAGCCGTTCCGGTGTCGACGCTGCGCCTGGACCCTCGCAATGCGCGGAAGCATTCCGACCGGAACATCAAGGCCATTGCGCGCTCCTTGATGCGCTTCGGTCAGCAGAAGCCGATTGTGGTCGACGCGAAGGGCGTTGTCGCAGCCGGCAACGGAACCTTGACGGCGGCGTTGAGACTGGCGAACGGCTTTGACGACGAGCCAGCGGTCCCGCGCTGGTCGTTCCTCGCCGTCACACACCTCGCCGAAGGCGTCGACGTTCGCGCCTACGCGATCGCCGACAACAAGACGGCCGAGCTTGCCGAATGGGACTTTGAGGAGCTGTCGAATCAACTCCGAGATATGGATGAAGAGATCCGTTCCTTCACCGGATTCGCGCCGCATGAGATCGAGCCACTCCTCGCCGCCGAGTGGACCCCGCCCGACCCGGCAGAGCTTCCCGATCGCGCCGAAGGGCACACCATCTCCCTCGACAACGACCAGTGGGCCATCTTCATGCGCGCGGTCGACAGGGCGAAGGGGTCGAAGGAGGACATGACGAGGGGCGAGGCGCTCGCCATCATCTGCCGGTCTTACGTCGAGGGCTCGTGACCGAACTGTTCTTCGCCGTCGCCGGGCCGTGGAAGCCGACTTTCCTTGACTGGGACTTCGACGGCGACCCCGTCAACCTCCTGTTCAGTTACGCCTACGATTCCATCATTGCGGCACGTCGATCGTTGCGCCCAAAGCGCGCGATGCTCGACTCCGGCGCGTTCACGGCGTGGAGCAAAGGAAAGCCGGTCGACCTCGACGCGCTCATCGAGGAGACGAAGAATGAGGACCAATGGACCGAGAGCGTCTGCCTCGACGTCGTCGGCGACCCGGACGCCTCCATGTCGAACGCCTTAAAGATGAAGGCGGCCGGGTCGCCGGCGTTCCCTGTCTTCCACGTCGGAGACCCATGGGAGCACCTCGACGAATACAAACGGGTCTTCGGCCGCGTCGGGCTGTCGTGTCGCTTCGGCGAGCCGTCGACGGAATCCCTCGCGTGGCTTGACCGGTGCTTTGCTCGAGCATGGCCCTGTCAGTTCCATTCGTTCGGATGGACTGCGGCCGCATGTCTGTCGAGGTACCCGTTCGATTCGGCCGACTCATCATCATGGATCAACCCTCAAGCGTACGGGCAGAGCCGCGGATTCTCCCGGCCGCACGCCACCGTCCCGTGGTTTCCGGGGACGCAGTCGCCGTTCCAGATCAAGGCGACCGCAGCGCGAGACTTGAAGTTTGAGGTCGCCGCGTTCCTCCGCACACAATCCTACCTGCGTCATCGATGGCGCAAGGAGCTTGCAAGATGCCGCAGCCCGAACACTTAGGCCGGGTCAGCAACGATCCGATCACCACCCTCGACACGATCCCGGCGCCGGCGGGCGCGTTGCGAGTGACGCTCGAGGCCGTCGAGGTCACGTCCTTGTGCCCAGTCACCGCTCAGCCGGACTTCGGGACCCTCCGCATCTCCTACGAGCCCAACGGCGCCCTCGTTGAAACGAAGTCGCTCAAGCTCTTCCTCTGGTCATTCCGGAACCGCGCGTTGTTCACCGAGGCGCTTGTCGCCGAGGTTGCCGATGCGTTCTTCGCTCAAATCGAACCGCATTCTGTCGAGGTGGCCGGCGAGTTCAACCTTCGCGGTGGGATCTCCGTTCGTCCGACGGCGTCGAGGAAGCCGAAGTCGTGACGACGGTCTACTTGGCGTACTGCCCGTCCGGCGCCGAGATGTTCGCGGAGCACGCCTGCGACGAGGCTGTCGACATACTCGTCTCTGTCGTCAGGTTGCGCCAGTTCCTCGAGCAGCGCGACAGGTTCAATGTCAACCGATGGGTCCTCGACAGCGGCGCGTTCTCCGTTGCGTCGGGGGCGTTTGACATCACAGTTGATGACTACATTGGCATCTGCAAAGACGTTGACGCTGACGAGGTCTTCGGCCTCGACGTCATCGGCGACCCCGACGCAACAAAGCGGAACCTCGACAAGATGTGGTCGGCCGGCATCGAAGCGATTCCCACGTTCCATCATGGCTCGCCGTGGGAGCATCTCGACTGGTGCGCTGCGCATGCGCCGAAAGTGGCGCTTGGCGGCGTGGCCAGGATGCCGCACGTCCCGGCTTGTCGCTGGCTCGCTCAAGCCGCCGGGCGTGTTTGGCCGAAGCGGCTTCATGCGTTCGGGCGTGCATCGAGGGCCGTTCTCGACGCCGTCCCGTGGCATTCGGTAGACGCTTCGACTTGGGTCTATGGACCAAGGCAACTTGGCGAATGGTCCGGGTTTACGGGGCATCGAGTCTCTTTGAGGGCACGAGGAAAAAATGACGTCTGGGTCGAGGTCGAAGAATATCAGCGTCGGGCGCGATGGGCGCGCTGGCGATGGCGTCGAGAGCTCGCTTCCCTCGATGCGCTATGTAGGTGAAACTGAGTGGCGAGGTGCGGCATGGGCAAGAAGGTTCTGATTCTCTCGGGTGGTCTGGATTCGACGGTCCTCCTCTACTGGCTGCGAAGCCAAGGCCACGAGGTGGATTGCCTTGGCTTCGACTACGGCCAACGGCATCGCCGCGAGCTCACGGCGGCTGCCGGGATATGTTGGCGGAAAGGAGTCACGTTCAACCTTGTCGACGTGACGGCCGTCGGGAAGCTCATCGCCGGAGACTCTGCACTCCTTGGCGAGCAGGAAGTTCCGGATGGCCACTACGCCGACGACACGATGAAGGCGACGGTCGTCCCCAACCGAAACATGATCATGCTCAGCGTCGCGGCCGGCGTCGCCATCTCAAGGAAGGCAGATGCCGTCTGCTACGCCGCTCATTCCGGCGACCATGCGATCTACCCGGACTGTCGTCACGAGTTCGCCGTCAAGCTCGCCGAGGCTGTCGAGCTATGTGACTGGTGGGACATGACGCTCGAGGCGCCATTCGTCCTCGCTGGCGTCGACAAGGCCGGGATTGTCGAGATCGGCCAGCGATGCGGCGTCCCGTTCGTTGAGACGTGGTCTTGCTATCGCGGCGGCGACAGACATTGCGGGAACTGCGGAACGTGCGTCGAGCGTCGCGAGGCGTTCGAGGTTGCGCGCGTCAAAGACCCGACGCCGTACGACGGAGACGCGCTGCCGCTCGGTGAGCTCCTCGACAAGGGGCGGTGATCATGGTTGCGACCAGGTCTCTCGATAAGGTTGTCGGCGTCTATGTAGCCTCGGTCACTCGGCAACGGTTTACTTGGCAAGGCCGCGTCTTCGACCCCAAGCCGCTTCGCGTGTCCCCCGGCGTCTTCCGCGGCTTCACTTGCCCGCCGATGTGCGGGGGCTGCTGTCCCAAGTTTTCGCTCGAGTACATCCCTGGCGACCCTCAGCCGGCCGGGCTTGTGCCTCGACAAGAGCGAATCAATGGACGGCCGGCGCTTGTGTTTTCGGATCGGCAGACAGACAACGCCGACAGGTACTGCCGGCACCTCGACAAGTCGAACGGCCGGTGCGGCATTCATGGTCGGCAGCCGTTTTCTTGTGACTTCGAGCTTCTCCGCTTCCATCAGTACGATGACAGGAACATTCTGACCTGCAAACTCTTCGGCCGCGGCTGGCAACTGAAAAGGATCGACGGCGAACGCGGCGCTTTGTGTCAAATGACGGATGCGGACCCGCAAACGACCGCCGACAACATCAGGCGACTTCGTCGTCTCAAGGCATGGTGCGACCACTTCGGAATCAGCGAAACCTACCTTCCCGACGTCCTCGAGTGGATGGAAAGCGGACCTCACAAGAATCCACTCGACTTGCATCCACCGACGAGAAGGAAGCCAGCATGACGACGACGAAGCGCGCGAAGATCACCGCAATCCGAAAGCTCAGGTTCTGCGCCGGGCATCGCGTCGTCGGTCACGAGGGACAATGCGCTCGACTTCACGGACACGACTACGGCATTGAGTTGCATGCCGTCATGTCTGGCGACGCGAAACGAACGGATGACATCGGCCGCGTCGTCGACTTCGCCGTGCTCAAAGATCGGATCGGCACATGGATCGACTCGGCCTGGGATCATCGGACGTTGATGTGGGACGAAGACCCGACGCTCATCGCCCTCGCCGCGCTCGAAGATGATGACGCGATGTCGAGGCTGCTCACGGCATCAATCGTTCGCGTCCCGTTCAATCCGACGGCCGAGAATATCGCCGAGTATCTGCTCGAAGTCATCGGCCCGCGGCTGCTCGGCGATACCGGCGTCCACCTTGACCACGTCGTCGTCAACGAGACTCCGAACTGCTCTGCCACGGCTCGACGGCGCCGCTATCCGGCGAGGGCTTGTCGCGTCTGCGGGGCCGTGGCCTGCAAGATGACAGACGCAACGTGCCTCGGATGCGGCTCGCCTGACTTCTTCTTCCTACCTTGACCTTGGTCGGCCGGCCTTGTCGCTGATAGGGTCCTTGAGAAGCGCTCAGCCTGCGCTGAAGGGGGACCGGTGAAGAAGGACATCAAGGTGCCGAGGAAGCCGACGGAGGTGCGAGTTGTTCGCGTCAAAGCGACCTCGGACGGCCAAGTCGAAGGGGTCTATCTCTCGAACGGAACCGTCCTCGCCGGCTGCGTCGGATTTCAGATGAAGCAGAACGCAGCCCAGAACCAGAAGACGGGCGAGCTCGTCAGCGTCGCTATGATCACAGTCGCCGGCAAGATTGACCTCGACATGCCGAAAGTCACGGCCCCGCCGCCGTCTGCTCTCATCGGTCTCGACGGCACGCCGTTCCGTCCTGGTGCCGCATGACGACGGAACGCATGGTGACGCATCACTGCCCGAAGCATCCGACGGACGGTTGGTGCCATTCGACACTGGAATCGCACGGAATCCAGTCGCGTGGGTCGATCATGACCTATGCGCAGATGCTCGCGAAGCTCCGGAGCCTCGGCTACGAGGTCAGCGCGGCGAAGACTGCCCCGAAGCCGACGGAGACACGATGACGAGGGCGGCTGGGGAAATCGCGCCGCTTGAGCGACGAGTCCGTGAACACTTCCCGATCAACGGTGTTCCGTCGGACGTTGTGCAGGCACTCGAGGAAGCTCATGCCGCGCTCGAAGTGTACGAGGGCGCGCGCGTTCACCTTGCTGAGCGTGTCGTCTTCCGGCTCGGTGAGCTCGGCCTCGACGCAAGCGGCAACGCCCGAGACTTCGGCAAGGAAGCCGCCATCGAAGCGGAGCGCCAAGCGCAGATTCAACACGAGGCCAAGACTCGGCACCGGCCCGACCCGAACGAGGATCAATGAGGGACCGCGGAACCTACGTCGTCAAGTCGATCTTCGGCCCGACGATTCAAGGCGAAGGCTCCTTGACCGGGGAGCCGACCGTCTTCATTCGACTCGCCGGCTGCAATATGTGGGACGGCCGCGCCGAGACGAAAGCCGCGAGCGCGTGCCCGTACTGCGATACCGACTTCCGCGGCGGGGCGAAGATGAACCTCGCCCTCGTCCTCGACGCCGTCACGAAGTTGCTTCCGGCCGGCTCCGGCCTCATCACCATCTCGGGCGGCGAGCCGCTCCTCCAGGTCGACCGGGACTTGATCGGCGCGCTTCGCCTTGCCGGCTACAAGGTCGCCGTCGAGACGAACGGGACGCGCTCGGCGCGCGGCTTCGACATCGACCACGTCTCACTCAGCCCGAAAGTCTCTCGGGACAGAATCGTCCTCGAGAGATGTGACGACCTGAAGGTCTTGTTCCCGCATCCGCACAAACACATCACACCGGAAGCGTTCGCCACCTTCCCGGCGAAGACTCGATACCTTCAGCCGGTCAACGGCTACTCGACGATCGACGAGGAGAACGTCAAGCTATGCATCGCGAAAGTGATCGACCTTGCCAAGAAGGGCCAGCACTGGCGCCTGTCTGCTCAGCTTCACAAGATGATAGGGGTCGAGTGATCGGCCTGTCGCCGGAGGTCCAGTCCGCACGCGCTGCCGTCGAGGAGCTCATCGCATTCGCCGGCGACGACCCGAATCGCGAAGGCGTCAAAGAGACGCCCGATCGCGTCGTTCGCGCCTACGCCGAGCTCTTCGCCGGGTATCGCGAGGACCCTCGACAACACCTCGCCAAGCGGTTCGACGCGCCGTCTTCGATGGTGTCCCTCAACGGAATCGGTTTCTTTTCGATGTGCGAGCATCACATGCTCCCATTCTACGGGACCGCGGATATCAGTTACATCAGCGACGGGTCTGTCTGCGGCCTGTCAAAGCTCGCCCGCGTTGTCGAGGGATATGCCCGGCGACTACAGATGCAGGAAGTGCTGACGGCGCAGATCGCCAGCGCGATTGACGAAGAGCTCGCGCCGCTCGGCGTCGCTGTCCGGCTCCGGGCGCGCCACTTATGCATGTCCTCACGCGGGGTCCGAGCAAACCCGACCTCAGAGATGGTGACAACCTCGCTGCGAGGCGAGTTCTTGACCAGCGCCGGAGTCAGGCAAGAATGGCTTTCGACGCTTCCGGCGTGAGTGCATGTCTGGACCGCCTCAAAGCATGCTCGAGCAGATTGCGGCCGCACCTCTAGCGGTCCGGCAACGATTCCTCCGCGAAGCCGCCTCGACCCCAAAGCAACTCAAGACGTTGATGACGACGTGGTCGGCGTGGGCGCGGCCGGCTCAGCTTGCGCCGCCCGGCGACGGGTGGTCGACGTGGCTCATCCTCGCCGGACGTGGCTGGGGGAAGACGAGGACGGCCGCCGAGTGGATTCGCCTGTCGGTCTACTCCGGCCGCTACGGGCGCGTTGCGTTCGTGTCGAAAGACCCGGCAGACGCACGCGACGTCATGATTGAGGGGCCGTCCGGAATCCTCAGCATCGGACCCAGGGACCAGCGCCCTCACTACGAGCCGTCAAAGCTGAAGTTGACCTGGCCGAACGGCGCCGTCGGGTTCATTTATTCGTCCGAGGATCCGGAGAAGCTCCGCGGCCCCGAGCACGACATCGCGTGGTGCGATGAGCTTTGCGCCTGGCGCTACATCAAAGAGACCTGGAACAACCTCGTCCTCGGAATGCGACTCAACGGACCGATGGGCGACCAGCCGCGGACCTGCGTCACGACGACGCCGAAGCCGACAAGCCAACTCCTCAAGATTCGCGACGACCCGACGACGGTCACGACTGGCGGAACGACGTATGAAAACAAAGCCAACCTCGCCGCCACGTTCCTGCGGAATGTCGTTGGCCTCTACGAAGGCAGCCGCATCGGCCGGCAGGAGCTCTATGCGGAGATCCTCGAAGAGGTAGAAGGCGCGCTTTGGACGCGCGACTTGCTCGAGAAGAATCGGATCGGGCCGTATGATTGCCCCGAGCTCCGGAAGATTGTTGTCGCTGTCGACCCGATGGCCAGGAAGGACCTCGTCCAAACCCGGAAGCAGAGCACCAGGGAGACGGGCATCATCGTCGCCGGCGTCGCCGGGTCTGGGCATGACGCACACGGCTACGTCCTCGGCGACTACAGCTCAACGAACGCGAAGCCGGACGTCTGGGCCGCTCGAGCAATCGCCGCCTACTACGACTTTGACGCCGACGCGATTGTTGCCGAGGTCAACCAGGGTGGCGACATGGTCGAAGACGTCATCAGGACAAGAGACCCGAACGTCCCAGTCCGCATGGTCACGGCATCGCGCGGCAAGTGGACTCGAGCTGAACCAATCTCGACCCTCGACCAACAAGGCCGAATCCACCACGTCGGATTCTTCGCCGACCTCGAGACTCAGCTCTGCACATGGACCGGCGAAGGCAACGAACCGTCGCCCGATCGGCTTGACGCGCGGGTCTGGGGTTTGACCGACCTCATGCTCGGCTCTACCGTCGCAGATGTTGTGCCCCAGGTGCAGGCCGGGCGCGTCGAAAATCCCTGGAGGAACCAATGAGTGAATCTACCTCGACGCCGCTGGCTCGAATCAACTACGTCGCGACCTCATCAAAGCAGCGGACCCAAGACGAGGTCGGCAGCACGGGCCTTGTTCGATACGGCGGGCGGGTCGAGGAGGAATGGCACAAGTCGCTGCGCGGCGGCCGAGCCGTTCGCGTCTTCCGAGAGATGAAGGACAACAACTCAACGGTTGGCGCAGCGCTGTATGCGATCACAATGCTCATTCGGCAGACGACATGGAAGGTCCAAGTCGACAGGCCAGAGCAGGAAGAGATCGCCAACTTCCTCGATGGCGCGCTGCTCGACATGAACCACACATGGGAAGACTTTCTCGTCGAGGTTCTTTCGATGATCCCATTCGGGTGGGCGCTCTTTGAGCGGGTCTACAAGATCCGAACAGGGGGCGAAGCCAGCCGCTTTGACGACGGCCGCATCGGGTGGAGGAAGCTCAGCATCCGAGCTCAGGAGACGCTCGACGACTGGGAGTTTGATGACGAGGGCGGCATCCGCGGGATGTGGCAGCAGGCTGCGCCGGACTACAGGCGAGTCTTTATCCCAATCGAGAAAGCCATTCTCTTCCGGACCGAGCGCGCGAAGAACAACCCGGAAGGGCGTTCAATGCTGCGCAACGCATACCGGGACTGGTTCTTCCTCAAGCGACTCGAGGAACTCGAAGCCATCGGCATCGAGCGCGACCTCGCCGGCCTCCCCGTCTTCGAGGTGCCGCCCGCGTTCCTCGACGCGAACGCGACAGATGCCCAGAAGCAAGCGGTCACGCTCTTCGAGACTCAGATTCGGCAGGTCCGCCGAAACGAGCACGAAGGACTTGTTATTCCGGCCGAGCTCGACCGCGACAACAACGCGACGGGCTTCAAGTTCCGCTTGATGTCGACAGGCGGGCAGCGCGCGATTGACGTCGACAAAGCCATCTCTCGACGCGAGGCGAACATCGCAAGGACGATGCATGCGCAGTTCGTCCGGCTCGGCGAGCAGAAGGTCGGGTCGTTTGCCCTCGCCGAAAGCCAGACCGACTTCTTCATCCTCGGGCTTGGCGCGATTCTCGACGTCATCGAAGAGACCTTCGACCGCTTCGCCGTCCGCCCGCTGCTCACGTTAAACGGCTTCCCCGAAGAGCGGTGGGCTCGCCTGAAGCATGGCGACGTGGACCATATCGCGGCGTCGGCGCTTTCCGACTCGCTGCAAAAACTCACTGACAGCGGGATCGTAACGCCCGACCGCAGTCTCGAAGAGCACGTCCGACATGAGCTTCGTCTCCCACCCCCGGATGATGTCGAGCCGGAAGACCTGCCGGAGCCGCCCTCGAAGCTCGCGAGTCTTCCCGCCGCCGAGCAGGGTGACGAAGAAGGGGACAAGGACGCCGTCTCCCTCGACGGCGAAGGGCAGGCGTGATGAGGGACCCGACTCACGAGGAGGTGTGGGCGGAGTCGACGCGCATCATTCAACTTGCGATGCCGGCAATCCAGGCCGGGCTTTCGTTCGCGTCGAAGGGGATGCGTGCCGAGATCGATCGCCTCGGTCGCGAATCGACCAGCGCCAACTTCGACCTCGTGAGTGGCGTCGTCGGCTTGCACTGGGAAGCGTTCAACGCCCCGATGCAAAAGGCGTGGGTCGGCGCGGCGAGGACAGTCATCGTCGCGTCGGCGAATGCCGAGTTCGCCCGCATCGCCCCGGCGAGGAAGATCCGAAAGCTGTCGACTCAAGAGCAGCTCGCGGAGGAATGGCTCGAGCAATACGGGCTCCTCGGCATCACCGGGATCTCCGTCAAGACGCAGCAGGCAATCGAAGCCGTCCTCCTTCGAGGCCTTCGCGAGAACCGCGGCATCCCATCCATCATCCGCGAGCTGCGTCGCGTCATCGGACTCCGCGCCGATCAAGTCGGCACCTTTGAGCGGCTGACACGACGAGCTGCCGAACGTGGCGTTTCCGGCCCACGGCTCGAGCGCTTCGTTGAGCGCGAACGCGCGAGGTTGATTCGCGTCCGCGCCGAAGCCATCTCTCGCACCGAGGTCATTCAGGCGCGCAATCGAGGACAACAACAGGCATGGGAGATTGCGCTTCAGGAAGAGCACCTCGACCCCCGGAGCTACAAGAAGTGGATTCCATCGAATCCATGTCCTATTTGCGCCGCGATAGCTGAGCTCGGCCCCATCCCTGTTCGTCAGGAGTTTGCCTCGCCACTCCAAGGAACCTGGCTGCTAACTCCGCCTGCTCACCCTAACTGTCGTTGTTCGATGGGCCTCGTAGACCCCCCGTCGCTGTCCTGATACCTTGCGGGCGTGATGCCTCGTCCTCCTCAACTTCGACTCGCCCCCTCGCCTGAGTATGCTCGGTGCGAGAAATGCACCTCGTACGAGGACACGGCGG